CAGTTTGAAATTAGTCGTCTCGTAGGGATTAGACCGTACAATGCGATTGCTTTTTCTGGTCCGATTGCTGTCTTTGTTTCTGTTTTTCTCATCTATCCTCTCGGACAGTCCAGTTGGTTCTTTGCGCCGTCGTTTGGCGTATCAGCGATTTTCCGCTTCCTACTATTCCTACAGGGTTTCCACAACTGGACGCTCAACCCGTTCCATATGATGGGTGTAGCAGGAATTCTAGGAGGTGCGTTGCTTTCTGCTATCCATGGTGTTACAGTAGAGAATACTTTGTATCAAGATGGTGAACAATCAAATACTTTCAAGGCATTCCAATCCGATCAGGAAGAGGAAACCTATTCAATGGTTACAGCAAACCGCTATTGGTCGCAAATTTTTGGGATCGCGTTTAGCAACAAAAGGTGGTTGCATTTCTTTATGCTCTTTGTTCCTGTTATGGGGCTCTGGACTTCATCCATTGGTATTATTGGTCTTGCCCTTAACCTCCGTGCTTATGATTTTGTATCTCAAGAGATCAGAGCTGCAGAAGATCCTGAGTTCGAGACGTTCTACACGAAGAACATCCTCTTGAATGAAGGTCTACGTGCATGGATGGCACAAGTTGACCAACCACATGAAAACTTTGTATTTCCTGAAGAAGTGTTGCCAAGAGGCAATGCTCTGTGATATACTTGGGGGGTTAACGCCCCCCTTTTTTTCATGGAGATCAAAGTATATACAATTCCTGGATGCAGGTATTGTGACCAAATCAAAGAATTGTTTGCCAGAGCAGAAGTAGAATACGAAGCAGTGATGCTCAATACTGAAGAACTAAAAGAACAATTCAGAGAAGACAATCCACAAGCAATTGGATTTCCACATGTTATTATTGATGGTGAAGTTATTGGTGGTCTTGTAGAGACTGCTAAACTATTTCTTCAAAAAGGTATGGTTTCCTCTAAGAAAAAATGAGCAAACTTAAAATAAATAAAGGCATAGAGCTCATGCTCAGGAGGGCAAAACAGAAGGAAGATACAAAGAAGGAAGAGAAACCTCCTTCAAAAGGTTTCGCAATCACCAGATTATTCACCCTCCTAAAGAGAAAAGTCTACTTCAACTTAGAACTTTGGTGGGATAAGGAAACAAATTAGTTCGGAGTTGAACAATGACTGAAACTTTATTCGTCTATCTATCGGCAACAGCATCATTCATTTTTCTATGTGTAGGTGTCTTTGCTGGTTGGACAGTGAACGAGAAACTTCACGAGTACATGTATGCAGAAGAGCAAGAGAATGTTCATCCCGAAATGTTAGATGGAGATGGTCAGTGGATTAATGAAGAACTCCTCTCAGTTCGTTTCATCGATGAGGACGAATACGAAGAGGAATAAATATACTTACGCAATAAAATAGGTCATGAAATTATTACTGAATGAAGTGCTGCAAAAAGTAAGCAACGCTAAAACCAAAGCACAGAAGATTAAACTACTAAGAGAATTTAATTCTCCAGCACTCAGATCTATTCTGATTGCAAACTTTGATGAGAGTGTAGTGTCCATGCTCCCTGATGGCGATGTACCTTACAAAGAAAACGATGCACCTGAAGAGACAGAGCATACGATCTTAAATCATGAGTATCGTAAACTCTATCTCTTCTTCAAGGGTGGTGCTAATATCTCACAGACCCGTCGTGAAAGTTTGTTCATTCAATTACTAGAAGGTCTTCATAAAGGAGAGGCAGAAGTCCTATGCCTTATGAAAGATAAAATGATTGGTAAACGCTGGAAGATTACCAAGCAGTGTGTAGAGGAAGCATTTCCTGCAATTGAGTGGGGCAATAGGTCTTGAAGATTAATATTATTCATGAGCAATGTGATCCAGATCTAGCAAAAGATACTTCTCTACCATACACTGCATATCTTATAGAGTATAAGAGTGGAGAAGGTACTTGTTATGACATCGCTGTCTCTTCAAAAAAAGTAGACATCTTTGATTATTATTGGGATAAATACAGCAGCGTTGTCAGCATGACACAAACTGACGGCAAGATTAATCCCAAAATGTGGAACGATCCTAAAAAAGTGAAAAAGAAATGACTGTAGGACAAAAAGGACATTGGTGTATCTTCTATCGCAAAGTTGCTGAACCAAAAATTTGGCACACTATGAAACTGTGGAGAAGCGATGGTGTCCTTGTGTCTGCAAAAACATATGACGAGGTGTATAAGTTCACCAAGTATAAAGATGCGTTCTCTTTTGCAAAGAATTTAATTACAGAAGAACCAACGCCAAAATATGATGCACAAGTCAAGCGCGTATGCCGTGCTAGAAACGGTGCATTCTACCTAGCAGGTAGTTAAACTGTATCACCTGATACACTTGACAAAGTATAGATAGTATTGGTACAATTACCATACGTTCATCTTATGCTCGGCGCCCTGCTAGCATTGACCCTTGCCCATCATGATGACGCTAACCCTTACGGTTGGCATATGTCTTGTGAAAGGTTTCTACAAAGAAGAGTTGAGATCCTTATGGATGACAACTTGGATAGACGATCCAAATATAATCTTATAGGTTATTTTAGATCTAAAGTAGAAGGTCGATGTGATAATCAGACGTTGACATAAGACGCAAGTAAGTCGCGGAACGGAGCGTTCATCCCATGTTTGAACTATTACTTTATGCTGATATCAAATGCACCGATGCTGCTGATATACTCAGACGCCTCGATGTTCACCAGCATATAGCTAATGAGATCAAGGTAGAGATTATTGCGACCGTAAAGGAAGCAACACCTCATTGCAATTGGGACGCAAACGACTGAAGGAACGGGATTAAAAACCCCTAGTATTTCAGGAGCACCTACAATGAACACACTTCTTATGATCAAGAAGCAGATCAACAAAGCATCTGCCCTTCACGATGCACAGATCTCTCACACTGCTTATCGCGGCGTTGAGTACAATGTAAATTGTGATAAGATCGAAGAGACCCACGGCACGTACTGCTACAGAGGTCACGTATACAACAGATGAATAACTACACATATCATGATGATGATATGGACAAAGATAGCAGACCACCAGCATGTTATCAACTCAAGTATAGAGGAGTAACATACTGGTCTTGTTATCGTATTCATTTGACAGACTGGTTAGATGAAAAATACTCACTACCAGCATATAATAGGAGAGGGTAAAGAACCCTCTCTTTTTTTTGTAGTTATGTAAAAATGCAATAAATGTATTAGAAGTTACATAAAGTTGAATACATAGTAGTAGAATTATGTGAGGTGATAAAATGAAACCTACCCTCCCCTACATTATGGTTCATTGCATGGAGGAGACCAATGCACAATCTACTATCCCGCTCACAATTAAATGAGTGGCGACACTTTGAAGATACAGTCGATCAATTGGAGGTAGAAAATCAAAAACTCAATGATTACTATGAGTGTCTAATAGAGTGCGACTCATTAGACCAAAGTTCTTGCAAAAGGATCTGTAGCTACGTCCTAAAGTAAATTTCGAGGAGGGGTTGTCCCCCTCCTTTTTTTGTGTTATACTAAACTCACCTTACCATAAATATATGGATAGAGAAAAACTGAAACTCATTGTCAAGAACCTTAAGTCTTTAGTAAATGCATTGGAGAGTGAGGTATACTCAGATGTTGACGCTTACAAATCAAGTGTAGGCGAACCTAACTTTGGATTTTATCTAGGAAGAGATGATGATGACGGATATGCAGACTGACTGGCGCTATAGTGATGACCGAATGGATGTGAGAACACAAGGACTTAATATCCTACTCAAGAAATTTGGAACTCCAATGTGCTCAGATGGATCACCACGTTATAGCAGTCAGAGTATCTATGAATGTGTTCACGATTGGGTATCCCAAGGTAACGTGAGGACAGATGGTATTGTTGCCTACTACAAAGCGTACTATGACCCGACTAAAAGATCAAATTAGATTAGCAAAGAAAGCACTTAAAGAGGCACGAGTTCGCCCTGACTTATACTCAGAGAATGAGTTGAAGTATATGGCATTACAGTTAGCTCGTGCTAAAATTTTACTAAAAG